GAAAACGTGCATTAATGCAATTTGGAGATTCCTTTGGCCTTTCTTTATACGATAAAGATAAGGCATGGTTAAAAACTGAGGACAGCAAACCAGCTACCACCTCAAGTAATGAACCAATAGAAAGGTCTGAGAGTGAGCAGTTTATCAAACAATGTGAAGCCTTTATCAATAATCCAGGTAATAAAAACAAGCTTGGCATTTTAAAAACAAACATCTCAAAACGATACGAATCTAAGGCTATTAGTGAAAATCAAAGAGATGATTTATTAACTCTTATTTTAGAGAAGGAGGATCAATGACCAATGAACTTATAACCTCAGATCAATTAGCTGAAGAGCTTGGCGTTAAGCCTCAAACTGTGCGTCTATGGAGAACCAAAACACGCAGGGGTCATCCTAGTGGCCCAAAATGGACTGTCATTCTTAATAACACTATTCGATACAACCGATTAGATATTGAGGACTGGCAAAACAAAACAAACAACCCTATTTAAAAAAATTATTATGTTAAACGTAACAGCCGTTGGCAATCTAGCCTCAGATCCAGTACAGAAAGAAACTGCAAAAGGTACAAAAGTAACCAGTTTTACCTTACTTACAAATGATCAAGACGTTACTACACAATTTGATTGTGCTGTATGGGGAAATCGTGGTGATGTGATTGCAAACTATGTAAAGAAAGGTAATCAAATAACTGTTGTTGGTCGTGGCAAGTTAAAAACCTTTGAAAGAAGGGATGGAAGTACTGGAGCAGCGATTGAGATTAATGTTGATAATTTCACATTGCCAGTAAGAAGTAGAGACTTTGAGGCGATCCCTGCCTAAGTTATAGGGGCATTGAAATCTTTTTCACGGTGCATTTCATGTAAGTCCCCTTTTTATTTATGACAACAACAGCCGAGAAGATTGCCGCAGCAAAAAAAAGAATTGCTGAATTAAAACGACTTATTAAATTATGGACACAGAAATAAAAGTCTTTGCTTCACCAAATACTGAGATATTGCTTGGCGGTGGTATCTTATGGGA